TTGTTCCAACTATTTCTCTTTTTTCTTTTTCCATAACTATTACAAATTTTTCTTCCATCTCTTCCTTGACTGGATGATTATTTGGAAGAAGGTCAGTATCGTGTTTGCCACCTTGAAATCTTCCTTTTTTTAGAGCAAACAAAAATGAGTTGACTCTTGCATATCCCCACTGCTCTGGACTTGAGACGTTTGGTCTTACGCTTTGAGGATTTGTTTTGTAAGCTCCGATTCCTCTTTCCATTACTTTGACCAATTTGTTGAGAGTCACTCTTGGATTCCAGTCAACATCAAGGTCTTTTACTTCTTCATTGTGGTCTTTTACTTTATTCTCAAGAGCTTTCATCACAGTTTCATTCAACTGCTTTTCTTCTTTTTTACCTTCTAGCTTTTTAGTCATTTCAAGAATAACATCTTTCATTCCTTGTTCTCCTAGCGTTCCAATAGTTCCCCATTTCATCTGAGCTACAACACCAGCAATGTTTGAAAGGTTCGGTTCATCATCTCCCTTGAACTGCTTTCCATCTTCAAAGTGTCTAGCAATCCACGCTTCTCTTTCTTTTATCCATTCAATCACACTAGGACTCTCACTCCCTTCTCTTGCTTTTCCCCAAAGCTCAAACGCTTCGTTTCCTCTTATGTTTCCTCCAGCTTTCCAAATTTCTGGAGTTTGTTTTTTTACATTTGAAGCAAAGTCAAAATCAAATTGAGGATGATTTGAGTTTCTCAAGCTGACCTTCTTATCTTCTCCTTTTGTTGGAAAATTAGTCATTATCCCCTTGATTGCTTTGTCCTATTGGAGCATAGTTCATCGGGAAATAGTGAGTGTCACCATTCTCGATTCTATTTAAGTTCTCCAGCTTTCTTACTTCATTGATACTTAAAACACCCATATCAATCATCTGCTTGTAAAAGTTTGCTCTTGCATTCGAATCACCTCTCAACAATCCTTCCACTTGTATTTTCACATAGTGTTCATCTTGTTCATTTTCTCTGAACAACTTTCTATTCATCTCTTCTTCCATTGACACGATGTAAGGAGTCAAAGTGAATCTCACAAAGTCAATTGATAGTGCTTCAATACTTGAATAGTTTGCAGCTTTCTCAAGGTGTCCAATAAGAGAAAGAGGAACTTTGAAAATCCTAGCAATCTCCTCAACTTGAAATCTTCTGCTTTCTAGAAGCTGTCTGTCTTGTGCGTTGATTTTGCTTGGTTCAAAAGTCATTCCCTCTTCAAGGATTGCTGTTTTACCAGCTGCGAATGGACCTTGATAAGTATTGTTCCAAGATGTTCTCAATCTCTCTATTGCTTCTGCGCTTAACTTTCCTGGGTGTTTAATGATTCCGCCAACTTGAGTCGTGTTTCCTAAAACATTCCCAGCAGTCACATTGGCTGCAATGGATGTCCCTATAGTTGCTCTTTGAGAGTTCAACACGCTTCTTCCTTTTAATCCATCAAAAGAAAGTCCAACGAAATGAAGCATATCATCTTGGAGAATCGTTGAATCCTCTCCTTCTATCTTATAATAGAGTTGACCTTCGTGTCGATAGACTTCGACTTTTGAAGGATCAAGACAAATCAATTCAATAGGTCTTGCAGAGCCATCTCTCACAATAAGAAAATAAGCATTACCCTCAAGAAGTAAGTTTGTCAAGATAACATCCTTGAAAGTGTAGGAGGTCATATAGTTGTTCGGCTTCTTAGCAAGTAGCTTTTGAACTGGATGATTTTTCTGAAGTATTCTATCCCCATCAGCTTCCTCTAGATAAACATTGATAGGAAGTGAAGCGATGCTTTCAGATATGATTCGCACACAAGCGTAAACAGCAGAAAAGGTCAGAGAAGAATCTCTTGTCACTGCTACGCCAGAAGATTGTCCCAAGTTTGAAACAGAGTGCGCTCTTAAAAAGTTTTGTCCATTGTCTCGTTTCTCAGTATTGAAACGAAAGAAGTCAAGGAATCCCATAAATTGCAATATATACTACAAAGATAACATCTATTTCCGCTTTTAAATAAATACAATTCCTCTGTCATCATAGCTTGAATCATCGTGGTCATCATTCATATAAGTTCCCAAAGCCATAGCAAGAGAAACCATTCCATCAATCTTTTCAGTTGACTTGCTTTTATCCATCTTTATGTTTCCAGCTGGGTCGGATTTCATTGCTAGGTTTGAACACATCCACCTCAACACTTTGTTTCCTCCGTGATTCAGTTGCTTACCGAGAACGAGTTTCTCCAGTTCTTTGCAAGGTGCGCTCATACTTCCAAACCCTTGTCCATAAGGAATGAGTGGAAGTCCTTCTTCTGTCAAGTCAATCACAAGCTGAGAAGCGTTCCATCGGTCGTAGGCAATGGACTTGATGTTTACAATTGAAGCAACTTCTTGGATTCGTTTTTTTATATAGTTGTAGTCAGTCACATCTCCTTCGGTCAATTCCATCAATCCCTCTTTGGACCATCCAACATAGTCAACTTGATCTCTCCTTGAGCGAATGAAAGCATTGTCTTTCGGTGCGAAAAAGTAGGGAATGATTGTGAATCTGTCATCCTCTGGAATCAGTAAAACAAAAGCACTCACATCTCGGACACTTGCTAAGTCCAATCCAGCGAATGCAGTCTGACCTCTGAAATCTTCTAAGTTGATTGGTCCTCTATCACAAGCCATCCATTGTTGGTCGCTTAACCATTTAGAAGCTGAACTCATCCACTGATTTAAGTGAAGCATCCGAAATGTGTTCTCATAACTTGGGAGCTTGATGGCTTTTTCTTGTTCTCTTTTTAGGTAGTCAAGTTTGACCACCCCACTTTCAATTCCTGGATTCGCCATCCTCAATGCTTCTTCACTGGTCCAATCAGTTTCAAGGTCACAAGAATATTTCACATAGTAGAAAGAATCATCTTCAATCACTCCCTCTGCTACTTTCTTTCCATAGGTTTCTGTTTTGAAGCAAATGGATTCCCTATTGTATCCAGCAGTTGTGATGGCTATTGTCATTGGTTGCCTTCTTGATCCTACCGAAGTAGTAAGTGCATCCCAAAGTTGTGCATCCTTCTGAACAAAAAACTCATCCATACAAATAAAACTGGCATTGTATCCAAATTTAGAACTTGCCTCAGCACTGATTGCTTTGAATGCTGAATTGCTTTTTTCGTGAATGATTGAACTCTTAAATACTTTCAGATTGTTGTTGAGTTGAGTATCTGCTCGGACCATTGAACTTGCAACATCAAAAATGATTCCAGCTTGTTGTCTATCACCAGCAGCCACATAACATTCGGCACTCGGTTCTCCATCAGCCAACATCATATAAAGTGCAATCGCTGAGATAAGAGTTGACTTTCCGTTCTTTCTTGGAAGGCAAATGTATGCAGTTCTAAATCTTCTCAAGTTTGTTTCTCGGTATTTCCAACCGAACAAATCTCTGACAATCTTTTTTTGGAATGGCTCTAGAAGAAATGGCTGTCCGCCCTTCTCTCCTTTGATATGCTTGATGTGTCTTTCTATAAAAGCAACCACTCTGTCAGCTGCTCTTTCATCAAAATAAAACTTATCACTTTCCTTGAGTTTCATTTTTAGAAGAAATTAAAATCATCAGTTCTCTCTTCATCTTGGTCTGGCATAGAAAGAGAAGCTCTTGAACTCGGTGTGAATCCAAATTGCGTAGCAATTTTAATCGCATTCTGAAGAGCAGTCTGCATCACTTTATATTTAGGAGCAATCTTTGAAGCCCTCAATTTGCCATCCTTGTCATAAGTTCTCTCGGTATAATTGCCACCAAGCTCTTTAGCGATAGCGTGATAAGTTCCCATCTCATTACAATAAGCAGCCAGGATTGATAGGTCAGTTAAATGAAGCATCTTGATCCGAGCTAGTTCAGTAGTCACAAGCTCCCATTCGTTTGCACCGAACTCATTTAAAAAACTTGGAGCAACTGGCATCTCAACAACTTCACTCACTTGCATCTCGTTTGGAGTTTGTCGACAAGGTTGAAGTGTTCCTTGTAGTTCTTTTATTTTAGTTGGTTTTCTTGGTCTAGCCATATCTAGTTCCCCACTAAATTGATTTAGTTATGCATAAACAAAAACGAGTG